GAGAGCCAGATCCATCTGTCGCAATAGTGACCTATGACAGATGCTCCTAAATGTCCTCTAGGCTTCTCTTCTACGTCAGCGAGACCGGCGTAGATGGCGTTGGTTAGGGCTTCACTCATGGCAGGTCATACACTTTCCGTTTCGATAATGATACTCAACCACCTCTTCAGCAAACCTGGTATCAACCAAGCGCCACTGGCGACTGTCAAACTTGCTCAAAGCCGTGAGTGCATGATGTGCGTGAATCGCATACTGGAACCGTGCAACCTCATCGTCTTCGCAGTAGATTATGACCCTGTGGTTCATTGAGTTTCCCTTTCCTTAAAATAAGGATCATTCCATCCAAGGAAGTTCGAGCGATGTGATAAAAAAAGTCGTTCCGTTGTTCTTCTGTTTCCAGACAAACATATTGGAAAAATTTCCGTCTGAATTTGGAATACCCAAAACCTTTGGGCCTTCAGCAAAATCGCCTTCCCACCCCTTATCCAAGGCGGCTGCTTTCGCATATTCAAAATCATCCAAAAGCTCCTGACAAAAGCTTGAACGAAATATATCAAATGCGTTCTCAGCATCATCGATAGCAAGCTTCACAACGAGTTGCTTGAAATCTCTCTGAAAATTCCATCCCCAATCAACAGGAGAAGTCGTGTAACAATTCCATTTTTCCATCTTATTACCTTTCAACGAATGATCTTAACGTCAGCGACATACTCGACCAGGCTATCCTTCTCGGCTCTGGTCATTGGACCAAAGGCCCACTTGGACATTGCCACCATGTAGAGATGCCAGCGGTCCTGCTGTACCAGTGCATTCCGGCGTTGGATCTCCTCCAGATCACCGTCAACCCTGAGCTTAACCTGCGGCTTCTTAGGATCGGATTTAATCATGTATCCGCCGTTCATTTGAAAACCTTCGGGCTGCGCTTCATATCTTCGCGCATCAAGTCCATCTGGCACCGATCACGCAAAGCCTCACGGCGGAAACCGAAGATGCGCTTCTCATTGGCGTACTGCTGTACGACGATATCGAGTTGGGATTCGACCTGCTTGAATTCGTTCTTCATCCTGTCGTGCAGGAGAAATAGCTGCGTTGCGCGTTTAACGAGTTCGAGTTCGCGTTGTGTGTCCATTGGATTTTCCCTTTCCATGAATGTGACAACGGGGAAACTACCAGAGCCTCCCCGTGTGTCAATATATTTTTATCATCCCCAAGGAGGAGTTGATCCAGCCGCTGCCGGTTGAGCCGCTGGCATTGCTGGTGCGCCTCCAGAGATTGCCTTTGCTGCTGCTGCAACTGGAGACACTGATCCGCCCAACGGCTTGAAAGCTAGAACCGTATTGCTGTCGCCATACTTATCACTTTTCTCAATACCGACTGTGATAACCAGCTTGCCACCGACAAACTGATCTGTGTGAACAACGTCATCAATGTTGATAGCCTTCATGATGTTCTTCAATTGACCCCTGCCGATATTCTCAGCCTGAGTGCTTGGGTTTTTTACATTCACATTGCAAAATATAATCCGGCCAGCGTTCGTGGGTCCAAGGATGTCAAAACGAAAGCTAAAATAAGCACCAGTTTTCGCTCGTGTTTCCTTGGCTTCGACCTTTTTGATCTCGACCTGATAGTCACCGGCAGGGACAGGAGAGAATCCACTGTCATTATCCGGCAGGTCGTTGACGTTAAAATGGAACGATTCAAACATATTCTATTCCTTTGTGATTGAAACAGACGGACGAGCGTCTGAGGTGGTAACTGCATTTGAGAGCGCGAGGACAATCGACCTATCGGCGGACTTCCAATCACGCATATTGATCTCCGGTTTCCAGCGGAAGATCTGCTGGAGGACATCGTTTCCAATTCCGTTGGCTGCCGCAACCTCGATCAGCTTTTTGCCATCGACCTTGCGGTTGGTTTTGAATTCAACGGAGATGTTGAAACCGGAGTGATCGATACGCTTTGTGCCTTCGCTTTTGTCGTTGATGCGAAGTTGCTCAATGAGCGCATCCTCGATCTCACGACGCCTGGCGATAACAGAGCGTTCGTGCATCTTGGCGTCGAGCCATTCTTGGCAGAGTTTGTCGATCATCACTCACCGCCGATCTTACGGATGATCTGACCAAGATCCGGCTGCTCCCATGCGGACAACCGTCCAGAACGATCCTTGGCTTGCCAGAGGCCGTCAGACTGCGTCATCAGAGCGCGTACCAGTTGACCGTCTTGTCCCTGCTCCAGACGCAGAGCAAGAACGATGTCGAAGAAATAGGGAAGCGACTGAGCCAGCTTGTTACCAGGCATAGCCGGTGCATAAAGCATCCGTCCCTGTTCATCCGTGGACTTTTCACATTTTGCTGTGAAGTACACATGGCGATCCGGCAGGTCGCGGAACGAGCGAATGATATCACTCATCTGCTCCTGCATCGCACCATAAGCGGCGCGTGGATCTTTCGTGGCTTTCTTCTCGTTGTTGAGAACCACTTCAGCAATCTCGCTGATGCTGTCGAGTGCGACGGACTTGAACTTACTGGCTTCAGATGAGCTAACCAACCACTGATAGGCCTCTGTCAATGTCGCCATGTCCTTGATCTCAATAAACGGGATATCAGACCCGCTAATGGACATCAGACCACCTTCAGCCGATAAGATCACCGGATCAGGAAGCGTCGGTATCAACGAAGTTTTCCCAGCACCGGCAGGGCCGTAGACAAGGAACTTCACGCAATTGGCGGAACTGCCAAGCGTGGATTTTAGATTAATCGCCAATGGATCATCCTTTCATATCGAGGCATTCGCACGATTGCAGGGTTGCTCGATGAAAATATAATGGCTTGCCAAAATGATTGCGTCAAGCGTATTCCGCACATCCAACTTTGGAAAAGAGGACCGAATATGACACAGCAAGAAAGGGTACGTGCTGCAATGGAGATCATGAATGTCAGGGAAATCAGCCGTAGAAGCGGTGTTTCCTATGGCCGGATGCACCGGTTTGTGCGCGGCAAAGCAGAACTCACAGCAGAGGAAATCTATCAGGTCCGCTCCGTCGTTGACTCAGCGCGGTTCTAACCAATGGTGGACATCGTAAAATTCTTGGGAGCGCCATTGACGCTCAGGACTAATGAAAATCCTCAATCAGCGGAGCAGCAGTTAAGAGAAGAAATCAATAAGAGCGGCCTTCACGCTCCAAAGCAGATCATCTTCGACGGCAAGATCCACCGGTTCTCCGGTGACGCAAAGCATAGGGATGACTCCGCATGGTATGTAGCATTTGATGGAGAGATCCCAGCGGCAGCATTTGGGTGCTGGCGGATCGATATGTCAGCCACATGGCGGGCCGATATCGGGCGTGAACTCACCACCTTGGAGATCATGCACCATAATGAGCGCATGGACGCGATCAAGAAACTGCGTGAGGAAGAGTTGGCCCAGCGCAGGGCGGAGTCTGCATCCAAGGCAAACAACATCTGGAGCCTTGCCTCAGAGGCGATGGACGATCATCCCTATCTGATCAAAAAACAGATCAACGCCAATGGGATGAAGCTCACTCCCGACAACCATCTGATCACGCCGGTATATATCAATAATGCGATATCATCGGTGCAATACATATCTGAGGAAGGCGAGAAGAAGTTCCTGCCTGGTGGTGCTATCTCCGGTGGCTATTGGATCATCGGGAAGCCGACGGAGCGCAACAGGGTCTTTCTCTGCGAAGGCGTGGCAACCGGATGCTCGATCCATGAGGCAACCGGTGAAATGGTGGTCATCGCCTATAGTGCTGGCAACCTTATCAATGTCGCAAAGACGCTGCGGGACACGATTAATCCATTGGTCAAGATCGTGGTCGTCGGTGACAACGACGATAGCGGCGTCGGACAGAACAAGGCAACAGAGGCTGCAAGGGCTATCAATGCAGAGCTAGTTATTAGCCCTGTGGGCGATGCAAACGACTTTGCCACTAAAGGCGGCGATTTGAAGGCATTGCTGGTCCCTGAGCAACCTAAGCTCACAATGGCATATGACTGGTTTGACGACCTTATCAACAATCCGATCCCAATCCGCTGGTTGATCAAAGGTGTGGTACCTCGACAGTCCCTTGGAATGATCCACGGTCCTTCTGGTGGTGGTAAGTCGTTCATTGCTCTGGATATGATGCTCAGGATTGCCACAGACGGTGGAGAATGGTGCGGCCATAAGGTTAAGCCAGGTCTGGTGTTCTACGCAGCCGGTGAAGGTCACGCAGGGATGCGCCAGCGTATGCGCGCATGGAATATGACCTATGGTGGTGACGGAGCGCAGTTTGTCCTTTCACGCACTGGTGTGAACCTGAACACAAGCGAAGGCCTACGTAATATGTGCGAGGCGCTCGATAGCCTTCCACAGTCACCATCGTGCATCACAATCGACACGCTTCACCGGTTCCTCTTAGGTGACGAAAATAGCGCACAGGATGCGAAGACCATGATCGACGCCTGTGTATACCTGATGGAGCGTTACAACTGCACGGTGATCCTAGTCCATCACACCGGAAACTCAGAAGAGGCCCAGCATCGTGCG